CTTTTGGGTCCAGTCCAAATCCTCTTGCGGCTTCTGTCAGTCCTTTTTCGGATTTTACTTTACCGAGATGATCGTAGGCCAGAGCGTTCAGGCTGTAGCTAAAGCGGTTTTCGTCCAGTAGAGCCGCGATAAGCATGGTATCGATGATCCGACCGTTGAGCGTGAAGCCCATGCGCCGTATCCATCCCGCATCGTACTGCGCATTGTGCATGATTTTATCGGCGGGGCACTCAAAGACTTTCTTCAGCCATTTGTTAACAATGCGCTCGTCCAGATTACCGCCGTATTTATGACGGATGGGTATATATCCTGACCAATCGCTGACGGCAACAGCGTAACCTACCACTTCGCCATCGTTTCGTGCCCACCCCGGCCCGAGTGTTTTGATATTGGGATCGCGTGTTTCAACATCTATGGCTATTTGTTTGGCTTCAAAGATGTTGGGGAGCTCGGTTGGCGGTAGCCATTCCGACTTCGGCGTATCAAACGCGAGTTGCAAAGCCATTATTTTTCTCCCCCAAGGGCGCCGTAGCCACAGACATCGAGCCAACTGTCTTCATGGTCTGGTGTTTCTATCAGGCGGGACAGCTTGACCGCTATCATGCATTGATAGACTTGCGATACGGTTACCTCTTTCTCCAGTATAACTGACCACATCTTGGCAATACGTTTGTGGTTTTCGTGAGCATCGCCGTAGGCTTTGGCCCGTGGACCGTTAATCATCTTCTCGGCTTTTGCTAGTATGTCTTTCCTATTCATATGCTGTAACTCCTCAATGCGTCTTCTGGCTCGATTAAATATAGATTTTTTTTAGTTCGTGTTACACCGACATAGAATACACGGTGCAGTTCGTCAGGGTCCTGTTCCGCCGCTTTGGACGCGGCGGGGGACACATCAGTAAATAGCACGACGTTCTCTGCTTCCCCACCCTTCGATCCGTGGATCGTGGATAGTGTTATACGAGGCGTGCCATTAAACTTCTCTCCGCGACGGAGTAGAGCGGTGATGTAGGCTCTTTCGCTGTCGGGTATCTTATCCATAGCTTCGTGCCATATCATATCATTGGTGGCAAACAGGCCATGATCGCTCCGTAGCGCTTCAAGTGTTACGGTTTCATCGTCCATAAGGTGCGGTATTTTTTTATAGCCTCGCTTTACACGGTTGCCCACAGACATATAGCTGTAGATAACACGGGCCACAGGGGCGGTTATCTCCCGTCCTTTACGCATTTGTTCCCATCCGTTCACCGCTTCGCTTATCTTTTGCGATATAGATCGTTGACCGTGGTACGCAAATAAGTGACCGCGACTGCGTAAACTATCTATAAGGTTGTGTAGGAAGTAATTAGCTTGCGCGAGTACGAGCCATGTTCCTTCTGATAAATCTATGTGCGATACATCATTAATACGTTTTATTAATCCATCTTCTGGTCTGGGCAGATATGTTTTTGGGACACGCTTGTGTATGCGTTTTGATATACGCGAGGCCAGAGGATGTATGTTCTGTGGTACGCGATAGGACTGCTCGAGTACCTCGTACCCTCCGTTGAGTCCTATAAAGTGCTCGACATCGGCCCCCGCCCACTTGTATATAGCTTGGTCATCGTCCCCCGCGCAGTATATTCTATCAGAATGTTTTTCTATAATGTGGGCCACATCCCATTGCAGCGGGGATAGGTCTTGTGCTTCGTCTATAAAGCTGACGCTTAGGTTTGGGCAGAAGCGAGAGCTTTCGTTTACAAATATCTCTAGCATATCGGTAAAGTCATAGAGTTTCAGTCTGTTTTTGTAGCTTTGTATGGACCGTGCGACGTAGGACAGGGTCATCCAGTCTATATTGCTATCCGATAGATTATATTGCTTGCGCAAAGGTATTTTTTTTAAACGGGCTAAGTTTATGATACTGAGGTAAGGGTCCGCGTTGGCACTAGATTCAAACATATTATCGCCACCGCCATTGTCAGGCACGAGCTTTATGCCAATAGTATCGGACAGTTCTTTGTAATGCTCGTTCTGCATGACTTGTTCGGAACGTATGCCTGACAAGCGCAAAGCAAAGCTGTGTAGTGTACGGAACCATGGTAGTTGATTTTCATCAAGACCAAACCGCTGACACGCACGATCCACTGCTTCATAAGCCGCTTGGCGGGTAAAGGCAAAGTATCCTATCTTTGAGGGCGGTATGCCTTGACGTAATGCCTCGTCAACTTTATTCAGTAGTGCTGTTGTTTTCCCCGTCCCCGGAGGTCCGTATATCCTGAATATCTTTGTTTGCATTCTGCTCTTCTATTTTATTAACTATTACACGCACTCTTTCGCGTGTTACACCATACTTCTTACCGATAGCCGTGAGTGTCATGGCTCTTTCGGTCCGTAATCTGTGCATTTCAAGGTTCCGTTCTTTATAAATCGAGGTCATCTACTGCATCCTTTATACTGCCATACTTTTTTAAAAAGAGGGGCGTCTTTTCGCCTACCCATGATCCTAATACATTATAATTAAAGAACTCAACGGCGTCGTCATAGGACATATTATCACGCCGACATAGTATAGCTATGCATTCATCCTTATCGTAGGCAAATACATCCTCCATATTAAATCGCGATGCTACGCCTAAAAATGCTTCATCAAATCCGTCTGCTTTTAACATTAAAATACCTCTTTGCTTTCGTTACCACCAAACTCAGGAGCGGACAGCTCCACCTCTACCGCATCAAACGACGGTATCTTCCATACACGCACAGGGCGTCCTCTTATTGATATTTGTGAGCTTTCGCCACCTTTGTCCCGTAGACGTTGTGCTATCTTATGACTTTTGTATTCAAAAAACTTGTTGCGTTTTAAGTGTGCGTCAAAGTCTTTCAGTCTAAAATATGTCATCTTTTCGTCTTCATCCGTCCATGGACGCTTCAGCAGTATCTCTTCTTTATCGTCGGCCTGTTGCATACTTTGACAGAACTCCTCAAGATGGTCATAGAACTGTCCGCTGACACTAGCGTCCTGTGATACATCTATGATAGCGCTTTCGTTTTCTTTCATCTCTTGCATCAGGGATCCAATACGGTTTTCCCATATTATTCGGGATACAGAGCGCGGCATAAAGTTCAGTTGCTCCATGCACGATCTCTGAAATATGGCTTGGTTCAACAGAGCATCCGTATCCATTTCCAAGGGCTCCCCGTTTACATCGACAAACCATACGGGCGGTATTGAGTTGTATTTACGTAAGTTTGCTATTACAGCGCCCTGTACAGCCGCTCCTACACCGTGCTTTCGTGTAAGACACAAGGTTTTGTTGCAATAGGCGTTGATTGGTGCATCGCTACATTTGTAGGCATACTCCTTACGCTCAAGCTGTTTGGCTACGATGTTTACCTCACTAAGAGGAAGAGGGGGCTCAAGATACTGCATATTATAGGTAAGTATCTCTGTCTCCCAACTGTCAGGGTAGGCCTTGCGTAGGTATACGCCAAGATTAAATAACCCATTGTTTCTACCCCCCTCACCTATCTTTTTACTGGCCAGTATTTGTAGACAGGGCGGACCGTCCATCATGGGCTCTTGTACTTTAGGCTCGCCTACTTGTAGGCGTGTTATTTGTTCCGGTGTTTGTTTGTATTCCTCATATAGCTTTATAAATTCGTCAAGCGTGGCGCTTGTGCCGTCGTCCTTGATGGCATACCGCAGGCCGTCTTCTGCATCAAAGTACGGTAGGTTAAGAAAATTTCCTACATCATCGCGGTCTAAGTGTAGTTTTATTTGCTTTGGGAATATCTCACTACCGCCGTAACCGAGCGCGGCAGACATTTGTTGTAGCGTTGCTTGCATATCCTTGGCTTCTATCCATTCTGTAGCAAACAGAAAACAGTGTGCTCCACCTGATTTGGAGCGACAAATGACCAAAGGCAGTTTTAGCTTACGTATTTGTTCTATTAGTTTCTTGTGGTCAAGGGGATATTGATCCACATCAATACACCCCCAGACACATTTGTTTTCTTCGTTTATGGGTATGATACCGATACCACGACCTTTGCCTGATATGTGACCTTCCCATAGCTCTGTGGACCGTGGCTCGCGAACTATCGCGGCACGGCCCGTGCTCTTACCATTTAATTGCTTCTTATCAATCTTGAACGTGCCGTAGGCTAGTTGCAGACCGTCAAAGATTGCGGCAAATTTTTCTACTGATGACATAATTAGAACGGTATCTGATCTTTTTCGCCGCTCTTAACATCTTCATTCTCACGTTTTACTTCAACGTTGCCCGATTGGACACTCTCGGAGAATGCTTTTGCCTGTTCATATGTCGCTAAGTTTTTTGCAAACTGAGTAGGATCTTTCTTCTGAGTGTCCTCATCAAGAAGCGGTCCTTCAAGTTGCATTTCCCAACCGTGCCATGAGCCCTTGTCATTAGACTCACCAAGGGTTTTCATACGGAACTTATACGCGAACCGTGCAAACCCATCTCTGTCACACTGCGCCATAATCATGCTGTTAAATTTGCGTGACTTTTTTAGCTGTGTAGACTTCATGGGTATAAGCGCTGTTTCGCCTTTACCGTCCGCACCAATCACTAACACAAAGTGCTGATGCGTTTCCTCGATGTAATCCCCACTGCCGTCGGTGCAATACTCCTTATTGTCATCCTCTGACCGTTTTACGGCGGGACACTCTGCTCTTGTCTTGTAGACCGTAGGAGCGCCGCTACCTTGGCCTCTGGGGGCCCATCGTAGAAATTCACGCTGATAAGCAACCGGAACGACTACAATGCCTTCCTTGCCGCTGTATAGCGCTTCGGTAACACTATTGTATATGTCACCCTTTTTACCATCGAGCTTGTCCATCATTGGATCGACACCCGATAGTATCTTGATAAACGGTAAGGCAAGATCGTCTTTACCAACGTTCTCGTTACCCTTTCCCGCGTCTTTTTGAAGTTGTGCAAAATCAAATGCGACAACCTCTGTAGCTTTCTTTTCAGCTACTGATTTGCTTGCTTCAGCCATTCTTTGCTCCTTTCGCTTTAGTAATGACGGCTCGTTGACCAACATACGCCCCAAATAAGTCCATGGGGAACTCGTCCCCATTTTCAACACGTTCTTTGACAAAAGCCCGTAGTGACATGGGTTCGATCTTTTCGGTTTGGTTCGGGACGTAGCCTTCCTTTTCGGCAAACGCCTTGAACGAAGATGCAAGATCGTCTTCTCCGCGTCCAAACTGACAAGATACTGTGTTTTTAATAATGTCGTCATGCCCATGCTCCCTTAGCCATTCATAAGCCGCAGGACGGTTGTCTACCTTGATAGAGGCCCCATACTGTGGCTTTATAGTTACTTTTGATCCGTCTAGTAGAGTAAACTCCATAGAGTTAGCTTCTGTCATCAATGCGGGTAAGTCTTCATCCGTCATCTTTAACAGCTTCTTTTTCTCTTCTTTGAGCTTTTCGTCTAGTTCTTTCACAAAAGCATCTTGCTTAATAATGGCTTCGGCGAATCCAGTAAGCGTGGATAAGTCTTCATTATCTAACGTATGCTTGGAAAATAAGGAGCCCTGATTGGCATCCTCTTTTAGTTTCTTCATTATGTCCATGTATCGTCCTTTCTCTTTCGCGATTAAAAACCTTTTCAGGTCTTGACAATTCCATATATAAGCGTATAAGTTCTTATAGTCAAGAGGTAAAAATGAAAAAATATAAATTTAAAACGAAACCCTTCGATCATCAGATGACAGCGCTCCGTGATTCGTGGGACGCAAAGTATTATGCACTGTTTATGGAGATGGGTACAGGTAAATCTAAGGTGGCTATAGATACGATGGGGGCCTTATATACAGAGGGCAAAATAAACGCAGCACTTATTATATCGCCCAAGGGGGTATACGATAACTGGGTGCAAGGCGAGATACCGACACACTTGTCGGAGGACATACCCATTAATATGGTGCGATGGCAACCCTCCAGTGCGCAATGGTTTCAGAAACAAATGAAAACGTTGGTATATGAAAAGTTTGATGGCCTTAAAATATTTGTGATGAACACCGAAGCGTTGTCCACGCCTCGCGGGACGCAGGCGGCACTTACGTTTCTTGAGGCTAATGATGAGAACATAGTGATAGTAGATGAAAGCACGACTATTAAGAATAGAAGTGCAAACCGTACAAAGAATATATTAGAGATGAAGGGACTGTCTAAGTATAGACGTATACTTACCGGCTCTCCCGTGACCCGTAGTCCTATGGATTTGTTTAGCCAATGTATGTTCTTATCTACTTTGGCACTAAACTTTCAGAGTTTTTATGCGTTTCAAAACCGCTATGCGGTGTTGCAAAAGCGTTTTATGGGACCGCGATCCTTTAATGAAGTGGTAGGATACAGACGATTAGATGAGCTCAACGAAAAGCTCGAGGCGTTTAGTAATCGTGTGTTGAAAGAAGATTGTCTGGATCTGCCGGATAAAATGTATGTACGCCGTCTTGTTCCATTATCCGAGGAGCAGAAACGGTCGTACACGGAGATGAAACGTTTGGCCCTTACCAAGCTTGACAATGGCGAATTAGCCACGACACAGAGCGTGCTGACACAGATCATGCGTCTGCAACAGATATGCTGTGGTCATATACAAGATGATGAGGGTAATACAGTGAGTTTCGCAAACGGGCGGTTGAAAGAACTGCTCGATATATGTGAAGAAGTACAGGGAAAAGCTATCATTTGGGCGACATATACCTACGACATCCAACAGATAGCGAAGGCCCTGCGCGACCGCTTTGGGCCCGAAGCGGTTGCAACCTACTATGGTGAAACCCCACAAGAGGAGCGTCAAGAGATTGTACAACGTTATCAAGACCTTGAAGATCCCCTACGTTTCTTTGTGGGGCAACCAAGAACGGGTGGGTATGGTATTACTTTGACCGCCGCAAGCACGGTGGTGTATTATAGCAACAGTTATGATTTAGAAATACGTTTGCAGTCTGAAGACAGAGCGCACCGTATTGGTCAGACGAACAAGGTTACTTATGTAGATTTAGTAGCGCCAGAAACTATCGATGAAAAGATACTACAGGCCCTGAGAGAAAAGATAAACCTTGCACAACAAGTGTTGGGCGAAGACGCTAGGTCTTGGATTTCTTAGTCTTTAGTACAGACCGGATAGTTTTGGCTTGCTTTGCGTGTAGCTTAGAAGCTTTGTTTAGGCCTTTGACTACTTTCTTTAGCTTTTTTTGATTATTTTTTTTCATTTTTTCTAGGCCGTCCTCTTTTTCGTTTTATTTTTGGCTCGGAGATCTTCTTTGGCCTTCCTCGCGATTTGAGCTTGTCTGTTTTTGTTTTGAACTTTGGCTCGTTGTTCGAGGACGGTGAGGATTTGGATCTTCCTAGCAAACGGTTTATTAACTCTTTTAACTTTGCGAACAGTTGCTTCGGCATCTGCCACAGTGGCAAATTTAATAGAGACGGTGTCTTTGGGGTTTTCATCGGTA